CATCTTAAAAAATACGCAAAAGAAGAAGGTTATGATCTAGAAGCTATCGGATTAAAAGATGCTGACTTAAGTACCGTAGATTTAAAACCTAAGTTACAAGAGTTTGATTTTGCACCTGAAGGTAGAGGTGTTGATTATGCACCTGAAGGTAGAGGTATACCTGACTTTAAGAAGGGTAAAGAGGATGAGTTCCTTAGTGCTATACCTGATAAGTTTAGAGGGTATGCTGAAGCACTCATGGTAGGTGGGGTAAGACCTAGGTTACCGCAGTTTGCATTAGAGACTGATGGTGATGTTGTTGTACTGAAAGATATATTAGAGAAATACTACAAAGAGAATCCTGATGAAGTAACTGTAGAGGGTGCTATTACAGAAATAGACACCGAAATAGAACAGCGTTTAATGTTACAAGAAGGTAAGGACGCTGCAACTAAAGTAGCTGAAGCTAGAATTGTACAACAAAGTTTACGAGTTCAAGCTAATGGTGTTATAGATAATTTAACGGACGCTGTAGATGAATACGAAAGAGCTGGAGGAGGTACTGCTGCTATTGCTAAATTAAAAAATAATTTTCAACAATTATTAAGTGTAGCTGATGTCTACAGAAAGTTAGGGAGAGAAGGTAGTTTATTGCTAGGGTCAAGGAGAGAAAACTACGGAAAAAGAAAGATAGGTCTAAGTGAATCTGATTTACAAATTGAAGGAATTAGAAATGCTTTTATAAACGCTTCAGGAGGTATGCACCCTGATAAACTTGTTAAATTAATACAAGAAACAATAGACAAGGAAAACTCTGACTCAATGCTTGCGTCTATGTTTAAGATAGCTAAAAAGGCACAAGGGAAAAACTTCCTGGATATGCCAACTGAATACTGGATGAATGCTATTCTTAGTGGTCCTAGAACACAAATGGTTAATATAATAGGTAACGGTCTGACACAAGTTATGTCTACACTAGAAGCTGTCGTAGGTGGAGTAGCAAGTGGTAATTTATCTGTTGTTAAAGCTGTACTTGCGTCTTGGTCTAACGGTCAGATGTGGGGTGAAGCTGCTAAGTTTGCTAAGAAAGCTTTTAAACAAAACGATAATTTATTAGACCCTCAAAACAGAGCTTTTTCAGATAGAAAGCAAGGAGCGATTACTGGTGAGAGAATTGCAGAAAGTAAGTTAGGAGGTATGGTAACTGAAAAAGGTCTTACAAGTAAAAAATCTTTAGATGCTTTTGGTAACTTCATTCGTATTCCTAGTAGACTATTGTTAACTACTGATGAGTTTTTTAAACAGTTATCTTATCGCAGGGCTGCTAGATTAAAAGCTGCAATGTCAGGGATACAACAAGGAATAAAAGACCCTAAGAAATTAGCTGAACATATTCACAATACTTTAGAAGGCATTGTTACTGAAGGAGGTCGTATATCTTCTGAAGAAGGTTTATACAGGGAAGGTCTTGAAGCTGCAAACAATAAAGGTTTAAAAGGATCAGAGCGTGATGAGTTTGCTATTAAATATTCAAAAGATAACTTTGATAAAACAAACTCAGCTTTAATGCAATATGCTTTAGATGAAGCTCAGTACTTAACTTTTACAAGGGATTTACAAGAAGGTACATTAGGTAAAGTATTACAAGACGCTACAAGTAAGTTACCTATGTTAAGATTAGTGTTACCTTTCGTGCGTACTCCCACTAATATTTTAAAATATGCTTTTGAAAGAACTCCTGGTGTATTTGTTTTAAAAGAAGAAAGAGGAAGATTAATTAGTGATCTTAAAAGCGGAGACCCAGTAAGACGCTCGCAAGCTTTAGGGAAAATGATGACATCAGTAACTGTTGCTGGTGTATTTTTAGATACAGCTTACAACAACAGAGAATATATAACAGGAGGTGGACCTAGAGACCCTAAAGAAAAGAAAGCTTTGGAAGCTACTGGTTGGAGACCTTACAGTCTTAAAATTGGAGATACTTATTACAGTTACCAACGCTTAGACCCTTTAGCTACATTACTAGGAGTAGGGGCTGACCTCGTAGAGGCAGGAGTAAGAGATAAAGAAGGTTTTGACCAATCAGGTTTAGAAAGAGTGTTTTTAGCTTTAACTTTAAGTTTTACTAGAAACGCTACTAATAAATCTTATTTAGCTGGTATTCAAAGTGCAACTGATGCGTTAAGCGATCCCGATAGATACATGGCTAGATTTGGTAGGAACTTCGCTTCTTCTTTTGTGCCTAATATTATTTCACAAATGGCAGACTATGACACTCAATCTTTAAAAGAAGTAAGATCAATGGGAGATGCTTTTGCTAGGAAGTTAGGAGCAAGAGGTAGTTTAGATAAGAAAAGAAATCTACTAGGAGAAGAATATATGGCAGAACAATGGATGGGTACAGGTTTTATAAATCCTATCGCCATGTCTCCTGTTAAAGATGATCCTGTATTAACTGAAATGGCATCTTTAAACCATGCTTTTAGACCATCCTCTCCTAATTTGGGCGGTCAAATAAACTTAATAGACCATGAAAATGAACAAGGTCAAACAGCTTACGATAGACAAACAGAATTGTTGAAAGATGTTAAGATAGGAGGAAGAACTTTACGAACCTCTTTACAAAGACTTATAAAAAGTAGACCGTATCAACGATTAGAACAAACATCTGAACCTGGTTTTCCTAGTCCTCGAATCGAAGAAATTAATAAAGTACTAAGACGGTATAGAAAAGAAGCTAAAAAACAAATGTTAACAGAGTTTCCTGAATTAGCTGCTCAATATAATAAAGCCTTAAAAGCTAAAGCAGGTTTAAGAGGTGGGATGCAACGAGAAGATGTGCTTGAACTTTTACAACAAACAAATTAATAATAGATTACCATGGCTAATACATACGTAGACTACACAGTTGGAGCAGGTCAAACAGACTTTGCATTTTCTTTTCCTTATCTTGATGACACTCATGTAGTTGTACAATTAGACGATTCAACAGGCAGTTCTCCAGGAGGTAAGTTTTATACTGTTTCTACAGGAGCTTACACTATTATAACATCTCCTTCTGCTCTTATCAGATTTACTACTGCTCCTGAGACTGGTGCTAGGATAAGAATTAAAAGAGACAGTGCATCTAATACTGCTCTTGTAGACTTTGAGAACGGTAGTGTACTTACTGAAGTAGAACTAGACCGTGCTTACTTACACAACTTATATCTGAACGAAGAGATAGAAGAAGGTAGTGGTAAGAACACAATGACCAAGAATGCTGATGGTAACTATGACGGTGATAAAGCAAGAATAGTAGATGTTGCTGATCCTGTTGATCCTCAAGATGCTGTAACTAAGAACTACGCAGATACTACTTTTGTTGATGTTTCTGGTGATACGATGACTGGTAACTTGCAGATGGATGCTAATAGCATTACAGGTGTATCTAGTGTACAAGGACTCGCTCTTACCGATCCAGCTGGAAACGATCACGCAGCTAATAAGAAATATGTAGACCAACAAGACGCACTACAAGTTACTAAGAGTGGTGATTCAATGAGCGGAGCTTTAACATTACCTAACTCTGACCCTACTGACGGAAACCACGCTACTAGAAAGACTTATGTAGACGCTCAGATAGCTGCTACTTTAGCTACAGGTACAGCAGGTGGTCCTATTAATACAGTTAACATTGCTGACACTGCTATCACTACAAACAAAATTGCTGATGATGCTGTTACTGCTGATAAGCTTGCACACACTACTGTTACTCCTGGGTCTTATACAAACACTGATATAACAGTAGATCAACAAGGACGAATCACAGCTGCTGCTAGTGGGTCAGGTGGAGCAGGGACTACTAATCTTTCAACCACAGCTAACGGTACTTCTTTAACAGTCGCTAGTGACACAGGTACTGACGCTTCTATCCCTGCTGCTACTACAAGTGCTTGGGGAGCAATGACAGATGAAGATAAGAATAAGCTTGATGGTATTGCTGCTGGTGCTGAAGTAAACCCAACAGATACAGACGGACTCACACAAGGTTCTACTAATCTTTACAACCAAACCCATACAGGTGATGCTACAGGTTCTACTGCTCTTACACTTGCTACTGTTAATAGTAATGTAGGCTCTTTTACTAACGCTGATATTACAGTTAACGCTAAAGGCTTAGTAACAGCTGCAAGTAGTGGTAGTGGTGGTGTCTCTAAATTTACAAGCACTGAACAAACACTCACAGCAAGTTCAACAATTACAGTTAGCCACGGTTTAAGTGGAGTCCCTGATTTAGCGACTGGTCACTTGGTTTGTAAAACTGCTGATGCTGGATACTCAGTGGGTGATCTAATTGAGGTTTTATCTATAGATACGCAATCTGCTGCTGAGAAAGGTGTATTACTTCGGAAGTCATCTACTCAAGTTATAGCTAGTATAGGACAAGGTATAGAAGTGCCTAATAATAGTAGTTTAGGTAATACTTCATCGCTTACTTTAAGTAGCTGGAGATTAGTCATTACAGCTCTTACATTTTAATAATACAAAGATGCCAGAACAACTCTCACACTTTCTCGACACTGCTCTAGCTGTTATACTTGGAGTAATTGGTTGGATGATTAAAAAGCTTACAGATCGCTTGGAAAAAGATGAAGAACGATTGACAAGGATTGAAGTAGAACTAGCTACCCAAAGAGAACGAGACACTGCTGTGGAGAATCGTATGAGTGGATTAGAAGTTACGGTAAAAGAGATTAACGGTAAACTAGATAGAATGATGGAGATGTTAATGAAGAAATGAAAAAAGGACTATACGCAAATATAAACAGAAGAAGAAAGCTAGGCATTAGTCGTAGCAAAAGCAAATCTACAATATCACCTCAGTCATACGCTAATATGAAGCGTGGGTTTAAAAATTAACAGCATGGCTGAGAAAAAGAAAGTAGTTACAGGATGTAAGCGTAAAGGTTTAGCTATTAATAAACCTAGAAGAATAAGCAAAGGAGAACCTGGATACGGTAAGAAAAAGTTTGTTGTATGTGCTAAAGAAGGTACTAAGACAAAGACCATAAGATTCGGGGACGCTAACATGAAGATTAGAAAGTCCAATCCTAAAGCTAGAAAATCTTTTAGAGCAAGACATAAGTGTGACCAAAAGAAATCAAAGTTATCGGCAGGGTATTGGTCTTGTCGTAAATGGTAACAGATGCCTAGAAGACCTGTAGTTCGTGTTCACCCTCTTACTTTTCAAAGTAGGACTATCGCTGCGTCTGCTGGTGCGGTAGCTACGGACAATAAAGAAAAAGCAGAAACTTTAGAATTACAAGTAGAATCCTTAGAGAATGAACCTTTCTTTGCCATCCTTGACGGTGGTGCTCCTGTAATGGAGGAAACTGATATATTTGACGGAGGAGTAATCGATGCCTAGTTTTACTAAACGAATACAACTTAGAAGAGGGGAAGCTTCCCTATGGGAATCTACCAATCCTGTTTTGTTAGCAGGTGAGTTTGGTATTGACTTAACGAATAAGCGTGTCAAATTAGGGGATGGTGTTACTACTTGGAATAGTCTTACTTATCTTGGACCAGTACAGACTGTTGCAGGGAGGACTGGGAATATCATTCTTCAAAACGATGATGTGTTTGGTTCTGCCTCTCAAGTTAGTTTACACTCAGTAGAAACAGACCTAAGTAATCTTCGTGGCGAACTAGGAGACATGGAAGATTACACGTCAGGATTAACCAACTAAAATGAATATAAATAATGAGCGTATGGTATCAAATGGGACAAGCAGTAAGAAACGTTTTAACAACTTTATCAAACAAAGCGATATTAGACACTGAAAGTAACATTCAAGCTAGGACAGGTGATGAATTAGGGGCGATGGCTTTTGCTACAGATACAAATAAACTTTATGTTTTTACAAGTTCTGGATGGGTACACGCTCAATAATTTTGACACCTCTTTAATTATAACTTAAAACTAAATACACAATGGCAAACATTCTACAACAGATTGGTACAGTAGTTAAAAGCAGACTTGATGATAAGGTTGATAAGACCGACGCAACAGGTGACTTTATTAAAGCTGTGCTTGGAATAGATACAGATACAAAAACACCAACAGTTGATACTGAAGCTAACATAGGTGCTAGAACAGGCGATGCAGCAGGGACTATCTTTTTTGGTTCTGACTCCGCTGATTTCTATGTTTACGACGGAAGCACTTGGCATCAATTCAACAACTCTTAAAACAATATAATATGAGCGATATAGCATTAATTAATGACTCCCAGCAATCTGCGATTGTTACTAATGGGATAGGTAAGAATGGAGAGATATACATGAAGGCAGCTGGCAGTACGGACGCTGGTGCTCTTGTTGTATATGACAATGGAAGCTGGAGGAAGTTTGCAGATGAAGCGAGTTCCTTTAGTAATGCCTACAGTGTAGATTTTGATGGTACTAATGACTACATGGATGTTGGAACTATATCTACCTTTAATAATACTCCCTCTACCTTTTCTATTTCTATTTGGTTTTATGGTGAAATTATGCTAGGAGGTTTTTCAGATACCGGAGTAGGTTTTTATACGTGGGTTGACGGCAAACTATATATTCACGCTGGAATGGTGGGAAGTTTGAGTATGGTTAATCCTTTTAGTAGTTCAGCTTGGAATCATGCATTACTAACTTACAACGCTTCAGGTAGTACTAAATTCTATGTCAATGGAAACACTACACCGAGCCTTTCTGCAACTGCTTCTGCAATCACTGTTCAAGCTGGTAATACCTATAGTATAGGTAGATATACACATTACAATTTAGTACGACCAGGTCTCATCGATGAGGTTGCTATTTTTAGTACTGAGTTATCATCATCTGATCTTACAACAATCTACAATAGCGGAGTACCAAATGATATATCTTCTTTAAGCCCTGTGCATTGGTGGAGAATGGGTGACAACGACGGAGGAACAGGGATAACAATTACAGACCAAGGGTCTGGAGGTAACGACGGTACACTTACAAACGGTCCTACATTCTCCTCAAGCGTTCCTTCTTAACTTTTAAAATACTATGAGCAGACAATATGTAATATTAAACGCATCCGAAGTAGACACTGTTAACTTTGATGATGTACTAGAAACTAGTGTAGATACTCTTCGTTATAGCGTAGATGGTTCAGAAACCTTTGTTAAATATGAAGGACCTAAACCTAGATGCCTATACGGAAAAGATACACTTTCACACACTGCTATGCTTACTGTATTAAGCGGTGAAGCTTGGACACAAGAACTTGAAACAGGAGAAATCTAAGACATGGCTACTTTAAATACAGTTACATCTTCCACTCGTCCAGCATCTCCTACAGCAGGGGAAGCTTACTTTGAAACGGATACTAATAAGATCATTGTTTGGAATGGTACTTCTTGGACGGAGATTGTTTCGGACGGTACGCTTTAACAACTTAGGAATTACATCCTATCATTAACAATAACTAAACACATATAATATCATGCCAGTAGATACTACATCTATATTCTATAAAATCGGTCAGTCTACAAAGGCTGCGATTGCTGTAGAAGAAACAAGAGCATTGGCTGCTGAAGCAGTCTTGCAAACGAACATCACTGCTGAAGCTTCCGCAAGAGCCAGTGCTGATACAACCCTTCAAAGCAATATCGACAGCGAGGCTTCAAGTCGTGCGTCTGCTGATACTACATTGCAAAGCAACATTGACAGTGAAGCTTCTTCTAGAACTTCTGCTGACTCTGCTTTACAATCTGAAATCGACGCTACTCAAAGTGGTGCTGGTCTTGGAGTAGGTGGTTCTTATACTGCTAACGCTTCTACTAACTACCTTACTTCCGTAGGTAACTTGGTTGCAGCTGACGAAGCTCTTGACTCACAAGTTAAAACTAACGCTGACGCTATCTCTTCTGAAGCAAGCACTCGTGCATCCGCTGATTCCGCTTTACAAGCTGAGATAGACGCAGAAGAAACAGCTCGTGCAACAGCCGACAGTACTCTTCAATCTAACATCACTTCCGAGGCTTCTACTCGTGCTAGTGCTGACTCTGCTCTTCAAGCTGAAATTGATGCTGAAGAAACTGCTAGAGCTTCCGCTGATACGACTCTTCAAGGTAACATTGATAGCGAAGCTACTTCACGTGCATCAGCTGACACAACCTTACAGTCAAACATTGACGCTGAGGAATCTGCTCGTATAGCTGCTGTTTCTGGTGAAGCTACTGCTCGTAGTTCTGCCGATTCAACACTTCAAGCTAACATCGATAGTGAAGCTTCAACAGCTCGTGCTGCTGAGTCCGCTCTTGACGCTGCTAAAGCTAACCTTTCAGGTGCTGCTTTTACTGGTGCTGTAAGTGGAACTGATCTTACTCTTAGTGGTAACTTGACTGTTAACGGTACAACTACTTCCGTTCAAACAACTAACTCCGAGATCAAAGACTCTATTCTTTTGATTAACGATGGTGCTGCTAGTGCAACTAACAATGCAAATGATGCTGGTCTTATTATCGAGCGTGGTACTGGAGACGGTGGAAACATCGCTGCTGTATACGACGAAGGTACTGACAAGTTTGCTTTCTACAAAACATCCGCTTCCGCTTCTTCTACAGACATCTCTGATGATGACGCAAGTGCTGAACTTATCGATCTTAACTGTAACGATGTGGTTCTTGGAGACGGTAACAATCTTGGTGATTTAGCAGACTTTACTGCTGCAATGGCTTAAGACTGTCATGGCGAAAAGTAAAAAGAGTTCTTCTATTACGATTCGTCTTCCCGATAACTTACAAAAAGCAGAGGTTGCTGGTATAGCTAAAAAGTTAAATATCAGCACCTCTGCTCTAGTAAGTGGGTGGATCAATGAAATACTGAAGAGTTTAAAGAAAACCTAGAGAGTTAATAATACTATGAAGACACAAGAAGAATTAGGTGAGTTACACATTCTAGTAACAGATACTTTAAAGAAAGGGATTAAACAGATGCACATCACTGAGGAATATAATCCTTCCCTTCTTAACTGTGCTAGACAACTACTCAAGGATAACGATGTTGTTCTTATGAGTGGTAAAGATACTCCACTTAATGACTTGCTTGGAGAAGTATTACCTTTTGAAGAAGACCCAGAATTAAAACAAAAACTATAACATCAAAGAGAGAGATAAATTAGGGTCATCGCTGAGTAGTCGGAGGTGACCCTCTTTTGTTATACTTATGACTAATAAGCTCGCACAACTAAAAGACTTCCGTAACTTCCTGTATATAGTTTGGAAACACTTGAACCTACCTGATCCTACAGCTTTACAGTATGACATAGCTGACTTCATGCAACACGGTCCTAAACGATCTGTTATCATGGCGTTCCGTGGTGTAGGTAAATCCTGGATATGTTCTGCCTATGCTGTTCATCAACTCCTTCTAGACCCTACTAAGAACATACTTGTTGTATCTGCCTCTAAGAATCGTGCTGATGACTTCTCCACCTTTACCTTGAAAATCATACACGACATTCCTGTTCTTCAAGGACTAATACCTAAGAACGATCAAAGGTTCTCTAAGATAGCTTTTGATGTAGGACCTGCTCCTGCTGCTCACGCTCCCTCCGTTAAGTCACTAGGTATATCCTCCCAGCTAACAGGTTCTCGTGCTGACATCATCATTGCTGACGACATAGAAGTTCCTAACAACTCTGCTACTCAAGGTATGCGTGATAAGCTAGATGAACAAGTAAAAGAGTTTGAAGCTATTATAAAGCCCTTAGACACCTCTAGGATTCTCTTTCTAGGCACACCGCAGTGCGAGGATTCAATTTATAACAAACTGCGTGAGAGAGGCTATGACGCTCGTATATGGACCTCTGAGTATCCTAGTGAAGATTTAGTACTTAAGAACTACGATAACGATATAGCTCCCTTTATAACAGATAGGATATCAGAAGAGACAGTAGGACATTCCACAGAGCCTCTTAGGTTCTCAGATATGGACCTAGAAGAGCGTAAGCTGTCTTATGGGCGTACAGGGTATGCTTTACAGTTCATGCTTAATCCCAGGCTGTCTGACGCTGATAGATACCCTTTAAAGATAAATGATCTTATTATAACAGATATTGATAACGACTTAGCTCCTGAGAAGATTATATGGTCCAGTGATCCAGATAACGAAAATAAAGACCTTCCTAATGTAGGTCTAGGTGGTGATAGATACCACAGACCTTCTAAGACTATTGGTGATATGGTGGAGTATACTGGTTCTGTTCTTTCTATTGACCCTAGTGGTAGAGGAAAAGATGAAACAGGCTTTGCTGTTGTTAAGATGCTTAACGGTCAACTCTTTGTTCCTGAAGCTGGTGGTCTTAAAGGTGGGTACGACGATCAAACTCTTAAACAATTAGTACACATAGCCAAGAATAACAAAGTTAACAAGATTATCATAGAGTCTAACTTTGGTGATGGTATGTTCATGGAACTTCTTAAACCTTTACTTTTTACTTCTTATCCTTGTTCCGTTGAAGAAGTTAGACACTCTAAACAAAAAGAACTTAGAATCATTGATGTCCTGGAACCTGTACTTAATCAACATAAACTTATTATTGATCCTTCTGTTGTTCAACATGACTATAAGAGTGCTCAAGGTTATCCTATAGAACATCAAGCTAAGTATATGTTATTCTATCAACTTAGTCGTATAACAAAAGATAAAGGTAGTCTTAGTCACGATGATAGATTAGATGCTTTAAGTATTGCTGTTAACTACTGGGTAGAACAAATGAATCAAGATGTAGACAATAACATTAACTTTAGGAAACAAGAACTCCTAGATAAAGAGTTAACAAAGTTTACTGATTCATTCCATAAGAGAAGTCTTAAAGGTCCTAGAGCTTTGCTTTGGTCGTAACTATCGCTACTCCTTCTTATAACAAATCTTTAGTGATTAATATATATATAGTGCTCCGATAGTTAGTTTAAATACATAAGTATAAAGTACCTATAGATATATGTTATTGGTCTTTAGACACACCTATCCTTAAAAAGGTTTTTAGATAAAGATTGTTTATGACAATGTCTTTGTTTAAACTTAGAATATTATTAACAATATCTTTAACAACTTCTTCTTTAATATCGATAGTCGATACTTCGTTCTTCTCCTATCTCCCTCTTTAAACTTTGTCATGGAAAATCCACAACAACCTATAAATAGGATTATAACAAATATTTGAAATTGTAAAGCTTTAAATTTAAGATTATGGACATAGATACTCAGACAGACTTGTTAACCAACGACTTGTGCAATATAATAAATCGTTATAAAGGGGAGTTCGATTTGAACGACCAAACAATCATAGGAGTCCTGGAGTTTGTTAAATATGACTTACTAGCTACCAGTGTTATAGAGTTTGATCTAGACTTTGACCTAGAAGATGATGATGAAGATGACTTTGAAGATACTACGCTTTAGTACAAGGCTAGTTCAATTGTATTAGATTTTAATTTTAGTTGAAAAAATCTGAAGGGGTTACGCTATATACGCGTGCGTTAAAATACCCCGTGCGTGCCTGCGTTTTTCTACTGTGGGGGAGGTGTTGTTAACAAATCGACAATCAATGCTTTTCATAAATCCCTGGCAATCAATGTACTTATGAAACTAAATCGTACAATATGGATTATGTCTAATTACTGATTATCAATGACTTAGGTAAAATCTATCGTTATTGCAAGTAATTTGCATAGAGCTTATTGATAATGCGTTATCATTTGTCAATTTGTATTTACTTTTTCGTTTATTTTCCAGGTAATTTTTTCCTACTAGGTAAATTCTGCTAGGTAATATCTTCCTAGTTCCGTTCAATTTGCTAGTGATTTCATACTATTTTAGAGAAATTAAAGGATATTATTTAGTTTTTTAAAACTGGCATAAGCTTTGCTTTACATGTGGTATCGTTCTTTTACAGATTAACCAATAACAACTATGAAATTATGACTGAATATCAAATAGAATTCGAAAAGTGGATGGAAAACGAATCCATTGAGCACGTAGGAAATTACAAGTACCTATACAACAACAACTTATACACCTTAGATCAGCTCGAAGCTCTTTGGAGAGTATCCCGGCTAGTCGACAGATGGACTAAGTAAGCCGTCCAGAATAAAACCACAGCCCTGCCGGGAAACCGGTGGGGTTTTGAGGTGTAAAAGCTGGCATAAAACTTGCGGTGCTTTTAGTAGTTCTTTAACCGGGCCTTACGGCCTATCAAACCAACAAACAAATAAATAAATAAAAAGATATGAAAATCAACCAAATCATTGACCAAGCATTAAAGATTAAATCAGGCGACAAGCTCGATATAATAGAGTTAAACGACTTAGTTGCTGATCTCATTCTCGAAGCTTGCAACGAAAAGGAGATCAAAGCTTCAGCGGAGCGGATTACCCAGGACAAGTACTCTTATGAGATTACTAGAATGGAGAACGAGAGCAACCGGCTTATTGATTCTTTAACTGGACAAACAAAGCGTAAAAGCCCATTAGATGTGTAAATCATAAGTAAATTATAAAACCTAAGCCCTGCCGGGAAACCGGTGGGGTTTTTGGGTGCCCGGACAAATAATAATTTTAAGTGTACGTGCTCAAAAAAAAAGATTGACCGGCATAATCAAATAAATAATAACCAACCAAATAGAAAAAATATATTATGAATAAAGAAAATACCTACAATGGATGGACTAACAGATCAACTTGGCTGATCAACTTATGGATCGAGCCTCACACACAATCAGATATTGACTGGATAAAGGATGAACTAGAGGAAAAAATTGATAAGCTATCTACAAGCGAATGTGTAACAGATAAGATACTTGCTGATATGATTAACTTACAAGATATCAACTGGGATGAACTAAAAGAGCACATCGAAACAGAAGATTAATAACTAACTAATAAAACAATATGAAAAAACCAACCGATCACACCGACATGGACCAATTATTTGACTCCTTAAAACCAACACGCAAGGAACACGCTGTTATATGGCTTATATCGCCTGTAATAGTGCTTTGCACATGGGCTTTATTAATCTTTATCTGTAGCCTATAATGAGCGTTACAGAATACATAGAAGAGATTCCCTTTTGTTATCGTGTTGTCAGTGATTATAAACAAGTGTATTACAAATGGCATTGCAGATTGTATCCTGACTTATTCACTGGCAAAGCTAGTTCTAAAGAGGAATTAATAGAGCAATTCAAACAAGTTGCTAAAGAACTTAAAAAACTAAAACCAAACCATGAAAATAAGAAAGAAACATAGAAAGCCTTTAAAAAACTATCAGCTTTATGCTGACCATACCTTGCCAAGTGGAATTGTTAAACAACGAGCTATTAGCGAGGTAGAGGCACGCAGTGCTGAGGAAGCGAGTAAGACAGGGTTTAACCTTGCAAAGATGTTAGGAATGACTTTTACGCACGCTGTGGAGGTGACGATATGAAAAATAAAATCATACTTATAACTTTGTTACTCGTCTTATCGAGTTGCAAATCACCTAGATTAACCGACAGATGTAGCGATGTATCGCACGGTAAGTGTCCGATATGTAAATTTAACCATTGATACAATGAAGATACTAATAGCGTGTGAATATAGTGGAGCAGTTAGAGATGCTTTTATTAAACAAGGACATGATGTTATGTCTTGCGATTTGTTACCTACTGACTCTCCTGGACCACATTATCAAGGCTCTGTTTTTGATATTGTAAACGATGGTTGGGATATGATGATTGCTCACCCTCCTTGTACTTATCTTGCAGTAAGTGGTAACAGATGGTTGTATAATAAAGATAAGACTAGAAACGAAGAGCGATGGAGGAACAGAGAGGATGGTCTTGACTTTGTCCGTGCTTTAATGAATGCACCTATAGAAAAGATAGCAATAGAAAATCCAGTTAGTTGTATCAGTTCAGAGATAAGAAAACCTGATCAGATTATACAACCCTGGCAATTCGGAGATGAAGCACAAAAGACTACCTGTCTGTGGTTAAAGAACCTACCTAAATTAAAACCTACCAAGATAGTGGGGAAGGGTGAGATGTTTGAATGGACTTGTAAAAAGACAGGGCGAACCAAACGACAAGCTCAATGGTATATAGATATTTTATCTAAAGCTAAGACTAAAGCAGAGAGGCAGAAACTACGCTCTAAAACATTCCAAGGTATAGCTGATGCGATGGCAGAGCAATGGGGAGTTAAAACAACTAAACAACTTGAACTAATATAATGAGCTTAGAAATGTTACTAATGTACGCCTTGATCTTAATCATTAGCCTTGGCTTTTTATACAGAGAACCATGAAAACCTGTAGTAAATGTGGTATAACCTTACGAGGGCATGACCAGGAGGGGGATATATGTTTAACTTGCCTTTCCTCTTTAACTCCTCATTGTAACTTTGACCAAGGGTATAGTACCATCGAAGGATGTATCCGACAAACAACCAACAATCCAATAAAAAGAAATATGATAGAAGAAGTAATGCACTATATAATGACCGAGTATTTTAAAGGAGTACTTGATCCTAACCATAAATACTTTGACCTTTACGTGTCACTACAACATTTACTAGAAGAGTATAACAATGGAAAGTAACTGGATAAAAACAGGGACAGGATTCAGACCAGATGATTGTCCTTATCAAGTATACCGCATTACCTGTCCGTCTTGTTCAATGTCTTGGATGGACGATGATGATGAACTTTGTGTGTGCGACGAAGAGGAAGAGGAAGAGGACCATGAGTAGAGACCTTGAGGACTTCGATAATAATGTCTTGTTAGGTGTGAAATTTGCAGAACAAGTTACAAAGGCATGTGATCTCTTTTGGAGTAACAATAAATTAGGTTACGATAAAGACGGAAAGGTAATTAGAACAGATGAAAAGCGTGTCCGTCCGAGAGATTTCAAAGATATTCTATTTGGAGAAGCTTTGTATAAAAAAGCAGTGATCGAACACCATTTAAACAGCAAAAAACATGACAAATAATGATTGTGATATGATCCAATGGGGAAAAGCTAGGTATAGAAAAGCCCAAGAGATTTACAAAGCCCAAGGATACAACTCTGAATTACCAGCTTATAAGAAGTTAGGAAGAGAAGTACACGTCCCTATTGAACACGCTGTAAATAAATTCTTTGAAGACAACGCACGGCCTAACGCACCTGTACCTGTTTGGCTTCCTTATATATGGGACTTAGAACCTAGTGTTGTAGCTTTTCTAGGAGTAAAGGTATTGTTTGATATCCTTCCTGGTGAACCTTACATATCCGAAGCTTCCTTTTTAGTAGCTAAAGCTTTGGAAGATGAAGTACGTGTCCGTTATTTTAAAGAGAATGTGACGGAGAGTGATTGGTTGTTATTAAAACGAGACCAAAAGGATGTACTTACAAGGAATAGATTTGTTAATAAGTTTTGGGATAAAGAAAGAAAGTATCACAAACAAGGAAGGTATCAAAGGTTTGAACTTTGGAGTAAGCGTAACAAGATAATGCTTGGTTCTTGGTTGATTGAATTGATTCGAATGCACTCTAATTTATTCCACGTTAAAATCAAGTACACTTATAATAAAGTTAAACGAAAAGTCATAGCCCCTAATAAAGAATTGTATGCTTGGGTAAATAAATACGATGAGAATTGTGAGGTTATCCGTCCGTTCTATTTAGCTACACCTAAACCACCTGTTGACTGGATAGATAACTACGGAGGAGGATATAACAGTGAAGGACTACCTACTCTTCCGATAATGAAGATCAAGAATAACGACGGTATAAAACACAGAGACCTTAGCCCAGCTTACGAGCCCTTAAATAAACTTCAACGAGTAGCTTGGAAGATTAATCCGAAGATGTTAAACCTTATGACTTGGGCTTGGAGTAAAGACCTAACGATTGGAGGAATGGAGAAGAGTGAACTGCTTGAACCACTTGACATTGTACCTAGGTTATCTGAAACAGACCCTGAAGCTTTCACTGAATGGAAGCGTAAACAAAAAGAGATATACGAATATAATTTAAGGAGTAACGGACAGCGTATGAGGTGCTTGAAAATCCTTAATATTGCAAAACGCTACGCTGAGATGGAGGAGTTCTACTTTCCTTATCAAATGGACTATAGAGGAAGGGTGTATTCAATACCTAGTTATGTTAATCCACAATCGTGTGACTTTGGAAGGAGTGCTTTACAATTTGCCAAGGGAGTACCGATAAATAACTACGAAGATAGTAGATGGTTACTGATTCACGGAGCTAATGTGTTTGGAGTAAAAGGAAGCTATGTTAAACGCTTGGATTGGATAGATAAGAAGGAAGACTTGATACTTGAAAGTGCAAATGATCCTTGTGAACATACTTGGTGGCAAGAAGCGAGTGATCCGTGGGCTTTCATACACTTTTGTTTTGAATACGCTGAGTTTAAAGAGCAAGGATGGGGATTTGAAACTAAGTTACCTTGTCACATGGACGCTAGTTGTAATGGCATACAGATTTTATCTTTGTTAACAAGGGACGAAGAGTCTGGCTATCACGTTAACTTAATACCTGACCAGAAACCACAGGATATATACCAGGAAGTAGCAGATCAAGTGTACGATAGGTTGATGAAAGATAAAAGTAAGAACAGCTTGGCTGGAGATTGGTTAAAGTTTGGAATAGATCGCAGCTTTACTAAGAAGATAGTGATGTGTAAACCTTTTGGAATGAATGGATACACGAGTAAAGATGCACTGGAAGATGCTGTTGTTAAACGCCTTAAGGAGGGACTAGGTAGTCCGTTCAGCAAGGAAGATTTCAACGAGGCTATGATATATTTAGCTTCTTTAATCAACGACAAAGCCAACGCTTTAATTCAACCACATTTACAATTGATGAAGTGGTTTAAAGATATAGCCAGGACTGACAAACCTATCAAGTGGACCACACCTTTTGGATTAGAAATTGTACAAGCTTTATACGAGCAAACAATAATTAAAGTGAGTAGCATTTTAAATATGCAAAACACTATCCTTGCTTTTAACA